AAAAACTCCATTTTACTTGTATTTTAACTATTTTATTAAAATATTGTCAATTTATTTTACTTACACTATACAAAAACTATATAAAACACTTACTTTTTTTGTGTTATTCTTTCATTGTTAAACAAAAAAACCTCTCTTGTAATTAAGAGAGGCTTTATGTTAATTTGTTTTATCTTTGCCAGATATTTCTTTATTTGTTGCTTCTGTCTGCTGTTTTGGCTTTGTAACAATTCCAAAAACAACTAAAACGCCACAAACAGCCATAACTATTTCTTCTACGCCACTGGCTGTTATTTGTATTCCACAAAGTTTTCCAATACTTACTGCAAGCAGACCAAGAGCACCGGCTAAGCTTGTCCAAAAACTATATGACTTTATTAGTTTTTTCATGTTTTCTCCCAATTTTAGTACAAGTTATACACTCTTTAATTTCTGTAACATCTTTTTGTATTTCTTCTACAGTATTTAATTTAGTAGATAACGTTTCTATAATGTTTTGATATTTTACCTCACGCTTTCTTGAATCTTTTAATACATACACTAAAAGAGCGACAAAAAGCGCAGCAAAAACACCATTAGAAATTGCAATATTAAACACATCGTTCCACATTAGTTATCTCGAGACTTGATTTCTTGTAAAAGTTTTTTATAGTTAGTATCGCCCAAATTTTCTAAATATGCTAAATTGCCAGTTAGTTCGTTAATTGCCGTTTGTTTGTCTAAACTATTAAAGTATTTTTTGGCTATATTATACTTTTCGTTATATTTTATTGTATCTATTACATAAGTACCATATTTGCTAAAATATTCTGCTTCTGATTTAGCATTTTCTAATCTTTGCTGTTCTTGTTCTTCATTCCATTTTGCTTCGAGTTGTGAAATTTCGTTATTATATTTTATTACAGCTTCTTCATTTTTTGCTATAGCTTCGTTTATTGAATCAATTTTTTCTTGAAGTTTAATTGCATACTCAATATCAAAGGCGTTAAGTGCACTTTCCTTTTCTAGTTCTAAAGTACTTTTTTGTGTATTTAAAACATCTATTTTATCATTTGACTTACTAGCAAGAACAGATAGCTCATTTAACATACCTTTGTTATAATTTTCTAATTTATTTACTATAATTGAAGATCGTGCCAGCCCACGCTTTATTGCATCATTTTCGGCATCGTTTTTTATTTGTGAATATGTATTTACAATATCATTTTTTTGCTCGGCTGTGCTAGATTTTATTTGTTCAATTGAATCATCAATTTGTTGGCTTTTATTAAAGTAATTATTATTTATTTGCTCTAAATTTTCATTTTTATAATTATTTAGGCTAGTTTTTGCTTTATTTTCAACCTCTTGTTGTGTTGGCACTTTATGTTCTAACTTTTGCAAATTTAAGTCAATATGCTTTTTATTTGTTGCATATTTTTCATCTACCTCATTAAATTGTTCTAAGACTGATTTTGATACATTAGTTAAATCTTTTACCTTTTTTGTTGTTTCGTCATCAATTATATATTGATACATCTTCGTTTCTCCTTATGAAGAGTTTATTTTGTCTTTGTATTAGCAATTTTAATAATTTTATGTTTATATTTACCATTTTTTACTCCGAAATATTTATTGTAATTTGTGGACAAGAAATATATGTTTCGCCCTGTGTATTACTTGCAAAAGCGACTTGAAGTTCTTCGCCGCTTAAATTAACCTTTACTCTTTGTGCAACTGCCTTGCCTGTAATGTTAAATTTCTTTATGTTGTTATTAGTTGCAATTTTTAATACACAATCACCTTTAGTTTTAATTAAACATTCTGTAATTTGTTTTACCTTTGTTGGATAACCCATATTACTTTTAGGACTAACCCACAGTTTTGGTAATACTTCATCAAAAAGCAGACCATCTTCTGTTAATTCACCAATTTTGCTTGAATGTTCTCCATTAAAACAAACTGCTATTTTTGCAAATTTTTCATCATCTATTACAAGCATAGATGATATATCTACGCCACGAGTTATAGACACTTCATTTGTGCCTAAATCTAACTCTATTAAAGAATTATTAATATAACCCTCAGAATAATTTTCACAACCAATTTTTTCACCATCGTTAAAGTTTAATCTGCAAGCCAAGAAAAACTTATTTTTAAAATATACCGAGCAAGCGTTGTTATTTTCTATGCCTTGAAATAAATCATTAAATCCAAGGTCTAAACATTTAGTAGAATAACCATCAAACGAATGTATGCCGTCTCGTGCTAAAAGCATAATTTTATTTCCACACACACAGACTGTATTACCATAAAGTTTTACACTTGAAACAAACAAGTGCGAAACACTAAAGTCGGCTTGGTCACCATATGCTGAAATTTTAGAAACACCATAATCACGAAACACATAAACGTAGTCATTAAAAGAAACTACTTGGCACAGCCCACCTCGCTCATCTTGCATATCTATAAATCCTCCCGACGATAAGTCCTCTGTCCAATTAGTTGGGTCAAGATTTGCCGAAAAAGCAAGTCTATTACGCTCACCGCCAACAATTGCAAATAGACGTTCGTAGTGCAAACACATAGAAATAATATGAGGAGCATTTTCAATTTTTATAACTCCCTCGTTTAAAGCATGTTTATACATACCATCTGTGCTTGATGAAAATATTAATGTATCTTTTGAGTTTAATCTATAATTTATTGCATTTGGCACACTAGTAAATAAAGTATCTTGCGGTATTTGAAAACTAAATGGAGTATCATCATGAATTGTTATAAAGTACAATTGTCCACTTTCACCAATAAAAATAAGTTCTGGGTCATAAAAATTAAAATCTTGGCTGTAATATTTATATACCCATGCTTTTTTTATTGGCTCACCTGGCATTTTAATAGTGCGTTCGCCCTCTTCGTGATATTTAGGAAGTGCTAATGCTTTAAATCCATAGCCAGTTGTTAATGCTCCCTTTTTAACATTAAAGTTATAAGAAATTTTTGCCTGTTTATATGGTAACAACGCTTCATCTGTTTGTGAGTTCATGCATTTTTCAAAATTAGTAAAAACAACTTTTGCTTTATTTGTACCTTTGCTCAATTTTTTGTTGGAATAAAACACTAAAACCACCCTCTTTTTTTAAGTTTTATTTCACCTTTTTTTCTTTGAGCAACTAAAAGCGCATTTTTATACCTATTTTCCCACAGAGCCGCATCATCGTAAAGCATATCTAAAAAGCAATATTCACTTGCTACTCCATAAGCAATAATTCGAGCCGATATTTTACCGTTAAAGTCTTCTGCTTTATCGTTTAACCCTATTTGATTTGGATATACCTTGTAGGTAATTTGCACACAGTTTGCTAAACAAATTAATTTATTATCTACTATTTGATATCTTAAAGTTTTTCCACTTCTTGTTTTAACAGACAACACCTCATATATGTTATCATCAATATCTTTAACTATAATAGTTCCAGAAGCTAGTTTAATTTCCTTTTTTTTTGTTAATGAAAAATATTCGGTTGCTAATTCTTCGGTTATATAATTTAAACATTTTAATATTTTATTTAAATCTTGCTCAATGGCAGTTGTGATTTCTTGTCCGTCTGTTTCAAAAAAAGAAGAATTTAAAATTTCTTCTTTTCCTAAATAAATACAAACATTTTTGATTATTTCTTTTGCTGTCACTTATTTCTCCAATTGTTTTAATATATTTTTTTGCTTTTGTTTTAAAAGGAGAGCATTGGACTCTTCTATATCTTTTAAAACTGCTTTTCGGTTTTGTATTTCACTTTTTTGCATAAATTCTATCATTCGCTCATCTATTTGCGAATAAGGAAATGTTAAACAATAAATACTTGGTTTAAATTTGTTTTCAAAGAGATATAACATATATTTTTTAGTTTTTAAGTTATAATAAACCTCGTAATTATTATTCCATTGTTTTATACGTGTAATTATACCCAAAGCATCACTATTTACAATTATTTTTTCCATTTGTCTCCTTTATTAAAAGCATTTAATTGTTAATTAAGCATTAACAACAGTGGTAAAAGGATTCGTTACCATACTAGAAATACCGCTAATTTTTGCTTGACCATTAGGTTTATCGCAAATAAGATCAGCATATTTTACAAGAGTTGCACTATAGGTTGGGAACCCAATGTTTTGGCGAATTACTCTGCCATCTTCGCCTTCAAGCCATTTCCAGTCACATAATTGATGTAATGTAAAGTGCTCAGTATTTAAAAGATACATTGTATCATCTGCAACAAAACGATCAGCTACAAGAGGTATTCCATTATAAGAAATTGCCTTATAGCCACCATCTAATATTGCAATGTCAATATTGCGCCTATAAGCACTCAAATATTCTTGATATGCACGACGTACTGCACTAGAACATGCAATATAGTTAATTGTAGAACCTGAAACTTCATCTAAAAAGTCAATTGCACTTTGAATAAGTCCATCTGAAATTTCTCCTGCTTCTGTTTTTATAAATGGTGCAAGCCATGGATAATCTGCTCTTGTTAACCCATATAAAGTTTCTGAATTAGAAAAAATTTTACCAAGACCAGTAATTTCGAAATCTTTAGAATTTTGAACATAAATTTGGTCACCTTCGGCAAATTCAGCAGTTGTTTCTACATAAAATTTATTGTTTAATCTATCTACATACTTAATACGTAAACCGCTTTTGGTTTCTTGTTTTGTATTGTTTGTATAGCCATCAATAACCATACCTTCGATTAAGTTTTTAACAGAATCACATTCTATTGCTTTTGTTTGCGAATCAAATGATTTAACAGTAGCTAACAGCCCCGAACCATCGCCATAAAGCATTCTACCAAAGTTAAAAGATGATGCTTTAATTAAGCCTTCCATTTCATCGTTTAAAAGATTAACAAAAGCACCAGCATTGCTTTCGGAAGCACGAATTGCTTTATCTGATAATTCAATTTTGCCATATAAATTTTTAAGTTCTGATACAAATTGAACATAATTATTGCCTGCTGCTTTTGGCAAGGCATCTGTTTCGGCTCCTGCTCCAATGCCGCCATTAATTCCGTATGGAGCAAGTTTTCGTACTTCTTTACCCCAAACATCTTTTGTTGATTGTTTAATTTTTCCGAGTAATGGATTTGAGTTAATGTTTAACTGATTTGCCACTACCCCCAAATACACAGTTTTAAGTGCGCTTTCTGCGCTAGTTAAAGTTACCATTTTTTATCCTTTTAAATTAAATAACTTCTCCACCCTTTGCTTAGCCTCTGCCATATTTTTTGGCGGTGTTTCGGTAACATATGCAATTGTACCTTGACCGCTAATAATTGGTGGAGTTTTTAAATTTTGTAAATTTTTAAAATATTCATTTATAACTTGCTTTTTTACATCATCTCGCGATAAAATTTTTTCATTTATGAAGTTTTGATCGCTTGCTAATGTATCGGGCTCTACAAAATTATTTTGCATTACTTTTGCCCAAGCAAGTTCCAAAGCATGAGGCGAAGATTGCAAGTTTTTATTATTTAAAATTTCAGTTGCAATTTCACCCGAATATTTTTTTGCCCCAGAATTTTCATTTAAAAAAGCCGATACTTTTTGTTGCCAATCTTCATTTTGAAAAATTGGTTTAGCATCTGGCTGCGCTATATTTTCGCTATTGTTTTGCTCCTCAACTTGTTTTGTGATTTCGCTTAGTTTTTGACACTTTCTTGTAAACTCTGCCTGCAAATTGTTATAGGCAGTAAGTAAACTATTTGTATCTTTAAATTTACCTAGGGAGCTTTGTTCTTTTTCGTTACAAGCCGCACCTTTTTCATTTTCTTCTTCAACATTAATATTTTGTGCATTGTTTAAATTAAAAGAATTAAGTTGTTCCCCATTAATTATTTTTTCTTCCATTATTTCTCCAGTTTTAAATATTAAAAAATAAAATATTTTAAATATTATTTTATTCGACAAATTAAATTATTAAAAATTAATTAAAAAATTGTTTTTTACCTTTATTTTAAAGCAAATTTTAAATATTTTTTTCATTATTTATTTCATGTAAAATTTTTTTATATTTTTTATGTTGCCTTATATGTTCTAACATTTTATTTCAATTTCTGAATTTGCATTTTTTTCAAAATCACCACCAAGCATAAATGCAATATGTTCATTTATATGAATATCATGTTCATCTATTTCACTTATTTTTACTTCTATTTTATGCATAAATTTACTATTTTCACATGATGCTTTTTTCTGATGTAATTCATAAATATCTTGTGAGTTTTCCCAAACCCCAAAGCCTAAAAGTTCTAAAGCCTTTACTCTCATTCGATTAGTTAATTTTCCATTTTCATCATATAAAAGCCCTGCATTAAGAAGTTCAAAAACCATACTTCTTCTTTGTGCCAAAGACTCGTTCAGTTCGGTATCTGTTTCAAATGTGACTTCATCGCTAGTTATATCTGATGCAGAAAAATAATCTAATTCTAATTCACCATGGTCACCTATAACTTTTAAAAGCCTAGGAACTCTTGCAAATTGCTTATATAACCTTAAAATATGCTTTGCTACTTCTTTTATTGCCATTTTTATTTGGTCACTTGTTACGCTAAGCCTTGCTTCATCTTGTTCAATAATTAACTGGAGTGCAACACCCGATATATTGGTTTTTGCAAGGTTGGTGTTTATAATATCCGACACACCACTAATTACTTTAAATTCGCTAAGTAACTTTTCCTCTTCAGCGGAAAAATCTACTGGCACATTTGTATTTCCCATATAGGTTGGTGCATTTGCGCCTTGGCGATATACTAATATTTTTCCCGGAGATAATCCCTCTTCTTCTAAATTATCTATATCTATTGAACCATCTTCTACGGTTAAAACTCCCATAGAAAGTCTATTAATATATTCATGTTTCCTATTTTTGACTGCATTATAGGCTCTTTGAACAGGAATAATTCTTTCAATTACCGATGTGCCCCAAAAACAACCATTTTGCTCTAAACATACTTGTCTAACAAAAGGAAAAATCCTATCAGAATCGGTACCATTTATGTATGGCAATTCGCCGTCATGTAAAAGTTTATTACCTGCAACTATTGTAAGCCTTCCATTTGGTCTTGATGGGCTTGGTTTTTCATATTTTTCTATTACAACAGCATAACCAGTTTTTGTTGTACATATTAATCTTGTTGCGTTAGAGTTATAGCCAAGACCACCAAGGCCATCATTTTTATTGTCGAGAGAAAAAATATTAACCTCTCCTCCCTCTACTTTTTTGCCCCAAATGGCTTCAATATCATCTACATGATATGCCTTTGCATGAATAATAGATTTGCAATCGTTTATATCTTCACAACTTGTGCTTTCGGGATAAATTTCAAATGGTGAGCAAACCGAAATTTGAACATCTCCCATTTTTATTTTTTGACCACTTTCCTCTATAGCAAATGTGCTACCTTTATCTTGATTCCATGTAATTTTATAAAATGCCGTACCGGTGGCTTCACTCCACTTTGTTGCTGCGCAAATTAGTTTAGACATATCCTCTTTATTATAAATAGAATTAATAATCTTTTTGCCCAGGCGCGCAGTTTTTACATCGCTTTCATCACCGCTTGCCGGTACTATGGTCATGGTAGGTCTTACTGTTTTTAATTTTGCCAATCTTGTTTCAATTAAAGTTGCAACATGGTTAAAAACTTCTCTTTCTTGCCAAAAATATTGTTTATCGTATTCTTCTATATCGTTGTTATAACCCACATTACAATATTGATTTCCAACTAAAAAATTCATATTTAATTGCCATTGTGCATCAAATGGTTTACGCTGAGCACTTCGACTTTTAAAATCTTGAATTATTTCATTTACCAATTGCTCTTCATGATTTTTTTTCAAAATATTATCTCCTATCTTAATTTCTTTTGCTTTTTAAAAGGTGAATCTATTCCTTTTGGAATAATACTTTTTGCCACACACGCATAAATTGCATTAATGCAATCATCACAAAAATCTAATTTTTTATTAATATCTTGCATTGTTCCTATTGAATTTAATGCTAAATTTTTACAGCCGGGAAAATCACATTTTGTCCTAATTGTTATTTTCGATATTTGCAAATTCTTGCTCTCCTTTTATGTTTAAATATATGTTTTTATCAGTAAGGGCTTGATATTCTTTAAATAATCTTATTGCTTCATTATCTAATTCTTCATCCGACATTCCAAAAAAAGTCTTTTCATCTTTTGTTCCACATATTTCAAGTAATAACTTTGCTGCCGAAATATCGGCCGGTATATAATGCTTTACAACTTTACGTTTGGTTAACACCTCGTTTTGACCATCAGTAGAATACTCTTCGGTAACTTCTTTGCATTCAAACCCAGTTGCCTTTTTTTCAAGTGCTTTTAGTACTTTTTTTATCATGTTGCCTGATACTTCTTCTGAAATGTTCAATCCTTGCCCTCCTTTTTTAAAACACAGCAAATATATCATGTATGTTTTTTTGTTCAATACCCCATATACAATTTTTTTTAAAAAAAAGAGCAA